AGAATTCCACCTGTTGTGTCTAGACCGAGGAAGTTTGTTGCAGAACCCGCTGTATAGGCGATTCCACTACCTGTAACTCCTGAAACATGAAGTTGGTATCCTGGAGATTGAGTTCCTACGCCAACTCTCTTTGTTTCTGCAATGTATAGAGCGTTTGTGAGTGTATTTCCATCACTTACATTGAGTGCTAGCGAGATCTTGCTTACCGATCCACTTACTCCACGATAATTTGCAAATATTCCTGCACCGAATGTAGTTGAATTTGTCTCTGTGCCAAATACAACTGAACCGATGGTTGATCCTGATACAGAAGATCCATTCTTGAGAAGCAGACTAGTTCCGTTTGAGTTCTTGATTGTTACGGTGTGACCAGTTGTGCCAGCAGTCTCTCCAATAGCAACAATACCTGTGCTAGAGACATTGAAAAGTGGAACGCCGTTGGAGGCTCCCTTTATTTCAAGTAGACCATTTACAGAGTTTCCTGCACCTGTTCTAATTCCAACTCCCTGATTTTGAGTATCGACAGTTAGAGTTGGAAGCGCACTTGATGCGAGAGTATCGCCAGAGGCAGTTGGTCTGTTGCAGTTATTGAAGTGCAACAAGGCATTTTCTGAAACAAAAACATGCCCACCGTATGTGGTTCCCGAAGAATCTGTGTCAATTATTGCAAACTGATTTGAACTATTTGCAGCAGCCAACACAGCATGAGGCAGGGTAAATCCAACGCCAACATAACCATTGCTTTGACGGATCTTGAGGCTTGAATCTGCGGTATAGCCTGTATATAGATTAGCAAGTTTATACTTTGATGAAGCACCATCATAAACAAGAATTTGACCATCTGCTGGTGATGTAGCATCAATGTCGATGAGATCTTGAATCTCTAGATCTTGAATTATTTCTATTGCAGAGAGGTCGAGTGAAGCCGCTCCATCTGATTTTATGCGAATGATCCAATTTAGTGCCATGTATGGCGGCAACGAATTGAATGGAGATCCGCTTCCAACATTCGCCTCTGTAATAGAACCAGAGATCGTGTGAGTGTGCGCTCCACCATCGGCATATAGTGTATTGTTTTGATTGTTTGGAGTTGGTGCTGGAGTTGGACTGCTGCCGAAATAGTTGAATTGCGTCGCAATACCCAACTTCTTAAAAGCACCATCTCCGAATGTTGTTTTTACATCATGAGTATGATCTCCCCCAGAATCGACACTTAAATTATGTGTAACGCTGTGGGTGTGGGCAGGAAGATTTTGTGTAGTCAGTATCTTTACTTCTGTTCCACCTTGATCTGCGAGATCATGAAGACTGAAACCGCGAGTGGATGATGATGCAGCACCCACGATAAAGCGAGACTGTAGGTCTGGTTTTGCAACATGAGTAACTCTTGTATTAACAATTGTTGCAACAGAGCCAATCTGCTGACCTGGTCGATTTACAAAGATAATCTGACCAGAAGATGGAGGTGCTGCTGCTGCTTCATCTCTGTTAAGAGATAGACTAGGATAGTCGCGAATCGGAATAACAAGATTTACACCAGATAATGATGTATATCCTGCACAGACAGCAACAACAGTTCCATCAACTTTTACAAATACATCCGATGGATCTGTTAGAATTGCTGACATTAAAGTTGCGCTGTCAGCAGTTGTTATCTCTAGATTTGCTTGCCAACCATAACGAGTTCCAACGGCTTCATAGTAATCCGTGTGACTCTCAACTTCAATAAGACTTCCATCGCACAAAGACCAATTTATTGGAAGAACACTTGTGTCTCCAGCATAGGGCATTATGGTTCCCACAGGCTGAACTGCGTTTAGAGAAACTAGGCTCTGACCACCGATAAGAGTTCCGATGTAGTTTACTACTATTCCTACATTACCATCACTTCTCACAAGCATTGGCTTGATTACATGCCAATCTTGTGATGGTGGTATTGAAGTCAATCGTCCAATAACAGTTTCGTCTGGCGTGAGATAATAGACAGATTCTGTCGATGCAATTATCAGACTTCCATTGACATCTGTGATTGTAGAGATATCAATTTCACCCTTGTATACAAGGGTTATTGTGTTTGTCGTTGTTGATTCTACTATTCCTATTGCTTCTGCATTGGTTGCGGCTTCTGTAGAAGATATTCCGCTAGCCAACGCCTTTTGATAAGAATTTGTAGCAACATCATATCTTACAACATCGCCAGCAGCGAATGAGTGACCTGGTATTGAGATCGTGTTGCGAATGCTCTCAATATCATCAATTAAAAATGTTGGATTTATCGCTGAATTAGCCATGTTTCTCTCTTATCAGAAAATGAGATTTCCATTTGAATCTGTTGGGAATGGATAGACGGTTGCATCAACAAGATAATAGAACGAGTAACCACCCTTATTAACACCTGAAGTAAACTGTTGATCTATACTTACTTTTGTGTAGAATCCATATGCAGTTTGTGGGCCAGCATTAGAAGTTCTTTCACCTACAAATTTTGGTGACTCATTTCCTGTTACCAGATTTGCTCTGCCAGATACAGGTGGATCTGTGGGATTCAGTCCTCGTTTTGACTTAAATGATAGTCTTCTCTTGACACCAGCAAAACCATTGGTGATGCAATTTTGTATCTTTGTTCTAAAAGCAGTATATCCCAATCCACTACTACCATTGTCAATTACTGTATGCTCTCCCTCACCCATTGCTACGATTGCATCTGTTTCAAGATTTGAAATAGCATCACTTATAACTTCCATCGGTGTTCCAATTGCTCCCATTTCAAGTTGAACATGGGCAAATTCAATCTGTGTTCCTGATGCTGGCCAGTAGTTAGCCAACGAATTATTCACCATGCTATTGAAGTTTTTCAACCATGCGTTTCCTGGTGGTGTATAACTCTTATGGCCGAGTATAAAGTGCAGATTTGATGTGCTGAACTGTCCACCATCGGCTAGTGCTGGTAGATCAAATGTAAAGAAGTAACGCTTCCATTGCGTGGTTAATGTAGCAGTTCCGATATGAGCATAGGAAGAATCTGGTATACCAGTTTCATTGGAAATGGTGCTATTGTAATAATTTCTGGAGAAACCAGCCTGAATTCTTTGAGTTCCTGTGTTTACTCTCGCGATGAATGACAGGGTTGCCTTTCCATCTGGAATGGAGCGAACTCTTACATTGGAATTTGAAAACAGAGCAACTGCATCTGTTGGAGATATTGGATTTCCGCTGAATTGCATCTGAGTGATGTTGTGTGGATGTTCTTCCTCGGAATGTTGTAGTTACATTGTTTGATGTAACACCGCCAACCGCACAGATTGTCCAACCATCGGCAGAAACATTGTTCTTTATACCAGTTCCACCAACTATATTGTTATATGAGGAATTTCCTAGTTTCTGAAACTCATCATGTTCTCTCTTGACAAAGAATGGATTTGAAACTTTATTCTTTGGTGTGCTGGGAATATCACCCGACAGATTTGCTTCGCAATAGAAACCAACTACTCTTATTGAGTGATTGATGGAATTCACACCCTTGGTTCGCATCAACATCGTGATGGCGTTAAATGTATCGCTACCAACAGTTTGTCTTCCAATTCTACAGACTACATGCTCCGAGAATGTCGATGCTCCGCTTGTTGGGAACTGATTGTGGATAAAGTCGCCGTTATACTTCTCGCTGAAGAAACGGCTATACTTTTCCATGTCAGTATACTTTGTAGGAATTGCAGTGAGATTTGCTGGATCGTATGAATTTGTAAGTCCAACATCTCCGCTATATGGTCCCACAATCACTCTGCTGTATGATGTCGTGGCACTATAATTTGCCTGACCAACTCCTTGTAGAACAACATGGGTTGCATTTGCAGGAATTGTGTCAACAATATCATTCAGTCTTAGATGATAGACATAGTAACCTCGTAGATTTTGATTCGCATCTGCGGTTTCTGTATCATTCGAAGAGTTGAAAATTGCATTTCCATCTTCTAGAGGATTACCACCAGCATAGAAAACTCTATCATTATCTGAACCATCAAAAACAGGTAGGAATGTCTTGCCAACAAGTCCCTCTGTCACAGGACTTGTTGGTTCGGTTGGACCGCCTCCACCTCCACTATCGGCAGGAATCATAGCATTTCTACTGAGAATTAGTGCCTTATTGCTTGGTAGTCCAACCATCATTGGCTTGATAACACTACCAGCACTTGTTGGTTGGTTGAGCGTCATCTTACCAGAATCTGTTGATAAGAAATAGACTTGACCGCTAGAGATGCCACTCTGATATCCCTCATCAAGAGTAACACCAGTATTGAATAGATTGATACCGAATGTCTTCAGACGGAATGTTGTGGAGTTTATTACTCCTGTGATTACACCAATTGCTTCAGCATTTTCTGGACTATTAGCAGAGGCAAATTCGTAACCAGAACCATCATCACTAACTCGGACTACATCTCCGATTGCAAAACCACTACCCTGAATGATAGTTTCAACGCCTTCGCTTGAAGATGTTCCTAGATCAACATCAATTCCGCCTGTGGCTGCAACTCCGACATAATGAAGAACATAACCTTGAGTTGGACCAAATCCAAGCATCATTGCCTTTGTGATATTATTTGGAGTTGCTGCTGGATAAGAAGCACTCAAGAAGCCCGCAGTTGTTGCTGAAAGGAAGTATACATTTCCTGCTGATAGTGTGCTGCCAAGAACTGTAGCAAAATCTCCGCCGATTTCGCCTTGGAACATTACATCATAAGTGTCTCCGTTGACACCGCAGATAATACCAATGGCTTCAGCGTTTTCTGCACTATCTGCCTTTGCGAGTGTAAATCCACCCGCTATTGGACGAATTACATGTCCAAATGTGTATCCCGCTCCTGATTGGTAGAAACGCTTACGGTTAACACCGTTGTAGATCTCTACAGTTGTATCTTGTCTGATACGAGCAACTTCGGCAGTCGCTCCTGCACTAGTTCCAATGTAAAATAGAGTGTCATAGGTTGTTCCTGCACCCGTGACCTTTACATGCAATCCACCTGTGGTTGTGTGTAGGCGGAATGTATCATCACCCGAAAGGAAACGCTTTCCTGCGGCTAGTCTGAGGCTTTCGCTTGAATGCCATGCTTCAGGACCAGTTTTCCATAGGAATTCTTTGTCGGTGGTAAGACCCTTAAGGATTATACCACCGCCACCCGCAGCATTGATCTCTGCGTCAGAACCACCTGAGCCACCCGCTGTGTGACCAAGAACAAGATTATAGTCATCAATGGTCATTTCGGTAGAATTGACCGTGGTCACAGTTCCATTAAAGGTAATATTGCCTGTAAATGTGTGTGGTCCAGGAATGATCTCATCAAGACCAATCATTGCCTCACCATTCGTGAGGGTATCAACGGTTATACCACCTGTGCCTGTAGCAGTATACACCTTGAGAAAGTTAAGTTTCTCAATGATATCTGTGTTAGTTACAGTCAGCCACTCATTGAAAGTGTCAGACAAGAGAATGTCAGGTATGATATACTGGTTGCTACTTGGTCCTGTTGGCATGTCTTATCTCTTATTGAGTAACTGTGCTAGCATTTCTTTAATATCAGAAAGTGAATCTTCTACCTTATTTAGCCGAGAATCAAGCACTTGTATCTGCTTTCCCTGATCTGCTTGGTTCTTGATCTCAAGAACTTTCTGCTTATCACGAAAGAAGAGTGCGCCTGTCTGCGGATCACGGTCATACTTGTTCGTTTGCATGGTTTAGATATCTGTTCCCAAAGAAGCAGCCGAGCATGGAAGGCATGGACATAATGCATCTGTGCATGGATTACCATTGGCATCGCAGCAAGTTTCACAGGCACAGTTGGTTTGATTCCAAATAGTTCCAGGAGGACATCCTCCTGCTGGTTCACCCTCGCACGAACCCCCATTACCACCATCAGTTCCACAAGGACAATCAGCAGGATCAGGACATGGACACTCAGGACATTCTCCTAGACATGTTCCATCTGCACCAGGATCGCCATCACGACCATCACGACCCGCGGCTCCATCACTTCCTCGCGCTCCAGCAGGACCAGGTGGTCCTTGTGGACCTGGTGGACCTTGAATAATAATGGTTTCTGTATTATCGTTGATGATTACAACAGGAAGTGTTACAACTCCACCAGTTGAATCGACAAGTGATACAACTCGGATATCACGAATCACAGGAACTGTGGCTCCACACTCGCTATCAGTTGTCATGAACAACTTGATGTTGAATGTCTTGATTACATTGCTTGCAACCTTGAATTCCCATGCAACTTCACGGAAGTCTTCTTCATTCTGTGAATATGACAATCCGAATGGATTTTCTGTAACATCCATGCGGTTGTATTTGATGTATTCATAACGATTATCATTTTCTGCTGTCGAGTAGCGACAGTAGGCACTCACCGCAGTTCCCTTTGGACGATTTACATTAGCAATGACCTTGATGTATTGAGACTCAAGTCCGCTTGGCAATGTAACTTTTCTTGTGATATAGCGAGCAGGAACGATGTTATCAGCAGATGTATCATCCTCAAAGTCAGAGACAGCACCGATATTGTTTCTGACGGCGATAATACCAAAAGCCTGATAATCAAGCATTGGAGAGAGTGTTCCTGCCGAATTATTGTCAAATACAGCACGAACTCTGATGTTTCTCTCGCCAGCAGTTATGCGTCTACAGGCACGAATGTCGATGTTCTTATTTGGAACAACCTCAATTTCAGGAATCTCGTTGTTGTTATCAAACGAGACATAGAACTTGACCCCTGTTCCAATAGGCTTGATCGAACGAGCCACAAGACGGATTGTTGAGAAGGCAAAGTCTTCAGCAACATCAGAAACTTGCATCACAACCGATGATCGTTCACGCTCCACAAACTGATAACGATTGATCGTGAACATGAGATCTGTGTTCAGATCTGGTTCTGATATACCGTTGTTTTGTGGGAAGAACATCGCGCCAGCATAGGTAGGAGTCGATATGCGCTTGCCTGTAACAATGTCGTTTTCACCGAGTGTTGCGGTATAGACCTTGTATGCCGATGAATTTGTTTTGAGGACAATTGAATATTCACCAGGCTCAAGATATACTGGAGAATCAAATGTGAATCTAGTCTTCTGTGTTGGCGAACCGTCGTTCACAACGATATCAGAAGCCTTCTTCACAACCTGTGAGAATGGAAGCACGAACGATCCATGTGGGCGACCATTTACAGTTGGTCTGATCTCAAGGGTGATAGGCATTCTATCATCCTTTGTATCGAAATACAGATCAACGCTCTGTAGTGCAACACCGCCTTGGAACTTGTTGCCGTCAATGACAAAGTTCTGTGCGAAAGGATCGCTCCATTGAACATTTGCCAAGGTATCAAGGTTCTTTGCACGGTTGATTGGATTCACGACAACATTGTCTGTTGTCAGCGAATTTCTCTGAATCACAGGAGGACGAAGCGAAGCGAACCCAAATGCATTCGTATCCAACGCACCTGTGAAATACAACTTCACATCAACAACAGAGGTGGCATCTTCAAGATTATTCGAAGAATTGTCGATAAGTCTGAGTGTCTTTTCTCCAACCTTGAATGTCTCTGCGGGAATTACAAATCTGAGATTGTAAAGTTCTCCCTGACTGTCTGTTGTTGAACTTGCAGAGGTTAGGAATGGACCTGTCTGATTGTTTTCAGCGATGATGTAGCGATCAACGCTAACGCCATCAAGGAAAGCCCAATGGACTGAATTTGGCTTTAGATTCTTGACAGTTACATAGATTGTTTGTGGTCTGATGTAGGGAACAACTGATTCATCAATGACCTTGCCAGCAATCTTCTTCTTTACCTTTCCAGTTACCGAGCGTTGGCTGCTCTTGTAACGCTTCTTCTGCTCATCTGTAGTCTTACCTGAACGCGAAACTCCATTCACGCTCTCAAACTTTGGATGAACAACATTTCTGAAAGACTTTGTTCTAGCCTTGAACAATATATCTGTCTTTAGAGCCTCGTTGAACTGATCTGACTCAGGAACTCCTGACCAGATTGATTCCCAATAGTTCCATTGGCTACCGAAACCATTGCTATTCGTGGTATACCAACCGTCATTCTCTCCCTCTTTATTTGAACGAATGAATGGACGGTTTGAAGTGTCAAAGAATGGATCAAGGAATGGACGAACCTTGTAGGTTCCCACAAAGAGTGGCATGTTTGATGGATTTACGGCAACAGATTTGCTTGCAAGCAATTGTGATGCTAGGGTCACACCATCGGGGAAGTTTGTATCGCTTGCCGAGTGGATTACGCCGTCCGTTGACATTGTAATTCCCTGCGTTGTAAGGCTTTGACGACCTTCAAAGGCAAGGAATTGCGTTGTAAACGATGGACGAAGTTCTCCACGCTCAAGATCAATAGAGCAGACATGTTCAGGATCAGACACATCTCCAACCGAGTGACCAATGAGTGGATCAACAAGCAGAGATGTCTTGAATCCTAACTTCGTATTGCTGTCTACCTTTAGATCAAGACCGTCGAGTGAAGCCTCAACTGCGGTGATGTTTGTAAGATTCTCAAGATTTGTAACACGCTTCTCAATCTGACGAATGTCAGCCATTGTGAAACGCTTGTTGTCTGACTCAATGACCTCAATGTCTTCGGCATTGTGTGTATATGGAGGAACAAGAAGTGTGTAGAGAGTTACAACATCAGGTTGATCAGGTGGAGCAACAGGCTTGAGCGATGGAACTCCACGAAGAACAACAAATGGATTTGGCTTTGATATGAGATTGCGATTTACACCAATCTTGTCAATTCTTGGAAGATAGTAGTTGTGGCTCTCTTCGATCTGCTGAACTTCGGTAAATGGAGTTCTGCTTCCCGAGAAATACTGCACAGTTCCATCGTAATTTTCAACATAACGATAGTCTAGGCAATTTGCTAGAGAAATCGTCTTGCCTGTTGTTGGTGAAGTGAAAAGGGGTATTTGACCATAGTTCGTTCCGCTGTTATCATGAGTGTATGAATCAAGAACGAATGGTCCTTCTCCTGTGTGTTCAAAATATGTGTAGTTTATAGTTATTGCAGGAAGAGTTGCATTTGCGTCGGCATTTACGCGGAAAATCAAGCGTCCGCGAAGGTAGACTTGATCTCGTTGACCGTTGTCGAGAAGGAACTTTGATGAGATATCTTCTCCTGTTGTCGAGTTGATTGCAGAGGTTATGCCGATGATGTCTGCATGAGGAAGTTGTAGGTAATAGTAGTCATTTACAACATCACGCTTCACATCAGCAAAACCACTAGTTGTGCCGAACTGAATCTGACCATTTCGTAGATATTTGAGACGAATACTTCCTGCATCAAAAGCACCTCCTGCATCAAAAGCACCATCAGCCTTTGTATCAGCAACACGAACAGGTGCAATGAGTTTATAACTCTCAAACGGAAGTGTGGTATTTCCACCGCTGTTGTATGTAAGAACTAGTTCACCATCGCTAATTTTGGTTAAAACATGAGGAGATTCTCCAAAAGAGAAGAGATCTTGTTTTGGTGTCCCACCACCAGTCAAACCAAACAGCAAATAGCCTATTGTTTCGTAAACTTGACCATCATTACCATACAATTCACCTTCATCCAGAGTGAATCTTATCTCTGTAGAACTGTTACCCGATTCAGTCTTGCTTGAATAGAATGAACGAGGATAGACATACTCAAGTCTTTCGTAACTTGACACAACATGGTTGTCTTCAAGTGGGAAAAGTAGAGTATTCTCTTGTGGTTCACGGATCAACTGACCAGGTAAATAACGAAGAACAGTAGAATCATTTGGATCTACCGTAGTTGGTAGATAGTTTTCAATGTTTATGAGAACTTTTTGATCACTACTAGCAACAGCATTTTCAGAAGAATTCACATATTTAACATAGATTACATCGCCCTGTAGCAGATTATTTGCTAGGTCATAACCTAGTTGTGTATATTCTATGTTTATGAGGTAAAGACGAGCATCGTTTGTAGAAAGACCAGAACTATAATCAAAATAAACCTTGGCTGCGTTTGCTGTTGCAACTATGTTCTCTGCACCATTTCTTAAAACACAGATCTGAACCTGTGGTGGTGCGCTGCAAATATCAAAATTATCATCTTCACTTCCGATAATATTTGCAAAGACAGGTCCGAGATCTCCACGAATATAATTACCAATCTTGGCTGTGTCGAGTGTCTTGTCTGTTGACAGACGCTTATCGAAACGAGCAGGATCTATCGTGATTCCTCGCTTGCTTTGAGTCTCAAATTCATAACCTGTGATGTAAGCCTTACCAGCACCAAGTGAAATATCCACTACTTCTGCTGTGCTTCCCATTGAGAGATCAATGTCAAAAGGCTTTACGACATAATCACCCGACTCGTCAAAGGTTCTTCGGGCAAGCGTGTCTTCAATTATAGAATAGTCTGTATACTTTAATCTGTTAGTAACAACACCGTTTTCGATACGCATGAGTTCAATGGTATCGGTAGTGAGTTCATCGGCATCTTCCTTGAAGATTAGTTCAAGGTCAAGACGGAAACGGTGTGCGCCAGGTGCATTGTAGTTGTAAGATCCTGCTGCTGGATCCTTCAGGGTGAAGTCCTCAAGTTCAGTAACGATATCTTCATTTACTGAAAATACAACAGAACCCGTGGGATCTCGGAAGATTCTGACACCATCAACCATGTTGTAGAGAGCAACGGTTTGGGCTAGATTCTTAACAAAAAATCCGTTGGTGAAGTAGACACCTTCAGTAACTGAAGCAAGTTTAACCTTGCCGCGAGAACTGAATGATCCGTTGTTTGCAACGGTTCCTGTGATTACCTTGCCAGGATTTGTCGATGCAAATGTGGTTCCGTCTGCAAACTCTCCACCTGTATAGCGGTTGATTACGAGGATATGGTAATTGTCTGTTTCCTGAATAGGTTCAAGAACATCAATGACTCTAGCAACAGGACTTGGGTAGAGAGTGTTTGTTGATTGGGCGGTGATATTGAAACCAAGAAGATCATCCTTGGTGATGTTTGACGAAAACTGAACACGCAGATATTCTGCATTTTGGGTGGTTATGTCTCCACCGATGATCTTTGCACCATCCTCAAAGATATGATTTCCAAATTTTTCAATTTGATTCTGTAGAATGGTCTGTAGTTGTGTAAGTTCTCTCGCTTGAATGGCATAGCCAGGGCGGAAAAGCATACGCAGAAACCGCTTATCTTCCTCATAATCATCAAAATAAGGATTGATGTTGAATAGAGAAGACTTATATGATGCCATTACTTACTCCGTTAGAATCCGATTCTAATCTTAAATTCTTCCAACTGTTCGCGATTTCTTTCAATTGGCCTGACATTTTGTATGTATAACATATCCCCCGACCCGACCATTGTCTCTGGCTTTTCGTGTGATGCCACATAGATGCCTTCAAGCGAAGGATCAATGCCATCTTCATAAGAGAAGATTCCACCTACTCCACCTGATCTGACATTGATTGTTCCACGAACATCGTTTAGATGCATCTCTCCCGTAGTTCCACCAAGAGCAGTCCAAGATACAATGATTCCTGAATTTGTCACCCCACTTACAGAATCATATTGATAGAAATACTTGTCAACATCAAACAGACTCTGTGATAGATTTGTGCTATCGGGACTGTTGATGATTAGTTTACTTGTTTGTCTGTATGTAACCGACTGAACTTCGTTCACGGGGATATCTGCCGTGTTAAGGACACGACCAATCTCTTGTTCCGATGCTCCATCAATGACATTGTAGGTCAAAAAGGCATAATCTCCAGCAGATGAGAATTGTCTTATCAACTCTCCACCCTTTGGTTCAACAGCCTGAATCTTGCTTGGAGGATATGTGGTGATGCTTGCGGGAGAGTAGTCATGATAGAGGATTCTATCCTTGGAGAAAGTTCCGCTATCCACACGAACAATCAGTTCAGGAAGTGGTTCTGCATCAGGGGACCATGAAATAATCTCACCCGAAGCGGCGTTTTCGAAACCAGCGTCAGAGTATTGATAAACGGTTCCTCCTACGGTGAATTGACCACCACTCTGATCCTTAAATATCAGTCTGAGATACTCTCCGTCGAATGATTGTTCGATGAATCTTCCGCTTAGTGGATTTATGAGAAGTTCTCCATAACTTTCACCAGGAATTGGTTTCCATGAAACGACTTTTGCAACTGCTTTTGAATCACTTCCAACAATGAAGTTTCCATCCACAAATGTTGGTGATGAGATAAACCTGTAGGAATCGGTGACAAAGTAAGGTTTTCTGACTCGGAGATACTGAACAGCGTCAACCTCTGTTCCTGCTATTCTGTTCGTTCCGTCATTCAATAGTGGGTTCTTTATCAATCCAAACTGACGGTAGTCGTTGAGTAGAGTTATGTCGGAATTTTCATTTCCAAACATATCAACAACAACAAACATGTCAAATGCGCCTAGTTCTTTTGTTACATCAGATCCGTGTCCACCCTTGGGCTGAATCTTTCCTGATATAGTGGGTTTTGTTCCTGTGCTAGGAGTTGTAGCAACAGTCACATCACAAACAGTATAGTTTTGACCTCGCTTCACAGGTCTGACTTCAGATATTGACTTTCCACCAGACATGACACAGCGAGCAACTGCACCAGTTCCATCTCCATTCACAATCAGACTTGGCAGAATGGTGTATTCTGAAGCAGGGAAAACTTCTCCTCCGCTGAATTCAAGAGTGTATAGATCATATTCAAGCGGAGGATAGACCTGTGCTGTTTGACTCTCACCATGATAGTTGATTACACGACAAATCTGTCCAATCTCTCGTCCGCGTCCTGCGCTGATGTAGATTGAGTAACCATTGAAGAAGCCGTTGCTCAATACTTCTCTTGTTGTATTGATCATGCTTCTGTTTAGTTGGATGTATTCAGAACCCTTTTTGTTTACATTTGCAGCATCTATGGGAGTTCCGTCTATCTGCTTCGCTCCACTAACTGGCGTAATTGTATATGTTCCAATACAGCGAGGAAATACAGCAGTATTTGTTCCTGATATCGAATAACCCTCGACAGCCCCGTTGAGAGCATATTCCTGTGTCTGAAACTGTGGGAATGTCTCGTTGATATCGGGTATTCTTGCAACAGCAACAGGAATGTATTCTTCTGTTAAGAATCTGATGCTGTCTTCAGTCAATTTGCACATGAACTTCCATTGATAACGATCACTATTTGTAGTGAAAATAGACTGACTTGTTCCTGTTGGCTTTGTTACTGATGCAACTCCACCATTATTTGATATGCACTTGTATAGATTGTTTTCATCTGTGAGGACATAAAAGTCTTTTCTGACCGTGAACATATCTGTAGAGGCTGTATACTGATCATATACAGACCCGCTTTCCCAATCAATGCGAGGAAGCAATAGATAGACATCATTAGGCTGAACCATCTTCATGGCAAGCATCTGTCGATGAGCCTCAAACATTGATGAATCAGTATCGCTCTCTACGGGTGGAGAAGTTTCGTTTGACCAAGCCGTGTTTCTTCCAATAAAGACAAAATAACGGTTCTTTGAGTCAACCGCAAAATCGTTTAACAGAAGTTTTACAACTTCTCCGCGTAGTTCGTGCTTCAAGCCTTCGTTAGCCATTGTTTTTCCTAGAAGTTAGGTGATGTTAATCCACCACCGAGAGCCGTGCTATATTCATAGTTATCGCCAGTTACACCAAAGTATGGATCACCCGCTGTGCCAGGATTTGAGTGGTAGTGGTATCCAAATGGCATTCTGAGGAACTTTCTCAAGACAACTGTTCCAAATGAAATTCCTGCGCCAGTTCCACCTGTGCTGCCATCAATACCAACAATGCCTCTTGTGTTTGGATGATGATAGATGTTCCAGAATGCGGTTATTCCCCACAGACTTGCCCCATCGCTGCCACCAGTTCCAAGTGGTGCGCCTTGTGGATCGTGGGTAGAGCCATCAGATTCTTTGATAAATCCTAGACCGTCAGCAGTTCCTGTTAGTGTAAATCCTGCTATTGAATCTGCGGAGAACGAATCTCCAATTACTAAAGATCCAGCAGATGATTTTACATAAAAAACAAACTGATTTCCACTAGTTACTCCAAATGTAACCCAAGACCCATCAAGTAGAGAACCAGCATATGATGCAGAAATAACGATTCCGTCAGCAAGTCCATCGACAAAAGCCTGTGTCAGTCCGCTTGGACCAACTGCATATATTCTAAGATCGTTAGATCCTGTAGCAGTAGAACCATCGTTAAATCCATTTGGATATTTTGTCTTCAGATTTGCCGTGGTTTTTGTTCTGTATGGTGTGTAGTGACCAATGACAGGAATCTCATAACGCTGAAATTCGGAATGCTTGTCTATATCATTCGCCAAACCGCGAATGAACGAGACATATCCGAAAAGTTTCAAACCAGCGGGGTGGATGAGATCCTTTACAGCCTGTCGATAGTCATTGAGTGTAGACTCACACTTCAAGGCGTATGAGTGATCTTGGTAGAAATCACCATCAAACATACGCTTGTTTGAAGAGGACTTTCCATCGTTGTTTTCATAGTAACCATCATAGTTGATGATTCCTGATGGAGTTGCCAATACAGTAGCATTGCCGTCACCTGTTGGAGACTTCAACTTGAAGTTTCCCGAGCGACTAAAGTTGATGCCAGGATCTGTGATTTTCACGGCTTTTACAGAGCCTTTTGGCGTAGTCGATGCCACGGTTCCCTGCATCTTGATGCCATCACTGCCTGTGAAGTCAACAGTATCCCCGAGTCTGTAGTTTCTTCCGCCACTTGATACTGATATCTCTCCAAGAATAAAGAGAACTGTTTCCGATAGAGTGTCACCCGCTGCGGTTACGCACTCAACTGTTTTTCCTGGCAAGAATGTTCCCTGTATGTCTTCTAGGAACAGTTCAGTAATATCATATTGTTCAACGGTAAACTGTAGAACACGCGAAACTCTAGCAGAACCACGGTATTCTCCTGTGATTGGATCGGTCTGTGTCACAGTTCTGCCAAGCATACGGAAGTTTTCTGTTCCGTTGCCAGTAGTCACGCGAATTGATTTTTCTTCAATCCACTTTCCATCAGAAGCCTTTAGTATATCTTTCTTTGGATAGTATACTTCTACAGGAGTATTGAGCAGGACACGAAGTAGAAGTTTGTAGGCTCTCTCTGTTCCCTTTGCAGCGTAGAAATTCTTGATGTTTTTCATCAAGGTGCGCTGATTGATGGGGTTTCCATCTTCGCTGATCGCAAGTTCAATTGGAAACGAATCAAGATATTGTTTGCGAAACTCTTGGATGAAGATTGCCACAGACTCATCAATGTCCGAGAAATTACGCATCTTGTCGATACTGTAATATGGATTACCAGGCTGCTCTAGCCACTCGTAATATGCCTCAATAAACTCGACAAATCTAGGGTGATTTTGTCTGACGAATTGCGGCAGTTCACGCAAGGCATGGTTTTTCGGACCATGAACCTTGTTGAGTTTCAGATCAAGAAAGGCGGAATCTTCATTATAGGTGATTCCCTTCTGACTTAATGCGAGTAGTAGAAAATTCTCTGTGGACATCAGATCTTCTTACCAAAGATGTTTACTTGACCACGGTTTACATTATTGAATGGAACTGCCTTTACCTTAAGAGCATTCGCATCTGTAAGATCAATCTTGAGCAGATTTCCCTTCACAGTAAGTATGTCTGTTGAGGGATATGGTTTTGCCGTGAATTTTAGGGTGGTTCCGTTTATTCTTACAGGGTTAAAACCAATCAACTTCACGGTTCCGCTGTCGTAATCGACAGTTCCTATGTCTTCAACTATCACAGTCTTTGTTCCTGTGTAGTTTGAATAAACATGCAACAGACCGTTTCCATCGTCTTCGATGTAGCAGTTCACGACATCGTTGTTTGAGTTTTTATGTTCAAACACATCAGAGAGTAGATTCTGACCAACTCCTGCTTTTGCACGGTAGATTGGATTGTAGAAACGAGTTGTGTAGGAGAAAGGCTTTCCTGACTCCACAACTAGTCTCTTTTGCATTGTGATTGCAGTTGTGTTTGACAATATTCCACCTGATGAGCGGTCAATCTCGCTCACTAGACTTGAAAATCTAAAATCTTTGTCAAACTTCTCTAGATTTACAGCGTCATATGCAATGAGCGTGAGTTTAACAAGACTCTCCAAGAAACCCTTGGAGTTGTTTGTCTGCTTTTCATCGTAGAATACTGTGGTGTCGATGAGTAGATAAGTGTAGTCGGGATCGACAATCTCGGGAAGAACTGTTACAAGATTCTTGCGCTTGAGGATTGAATTCTTGATGTAGTTCTTCTCCTCCTTTGTTATTATGAAGTTTCCCTTTGGAACTACAGAGATGAAAACCTTGCCATATTCGGGAGGATTTGCATCTTCTCCACCCCACGCAAAAACCGATGATGCATATGGATACTCGCGAAGAAGCATCATTTCATAGTCACGGGCGGTAACACAACGGTCATGGCTCTGATAGAATTTTGGAGCATTGTTTCTTACAGAGAAGATGTTCTCTTGATCCGATCCACCTTGAGTTGGAGAAACTACGGTGACTACTGTGGTGATTGAATCAAGACCTTGGGTTGCAAAAGACGGATCATCTGATGTGTCGTTGAATCCTATGAAGTTTGCCTCTGAACCGCTAGAGGTAAAGTAGGTTATCGTTATGACATTACCATCTTCAAGTGCTTGACCCAAGATTCCATCTCCAAAGTATATTTCATAACGAGAGTTTTTGCCCTCCTGTAGGAAATATACCTTGTCTGTTGGACCAATGATATTGAAGTCTGCTGGTTGAGTCCAAGTGTCTGTTTTGCCTGTTATATCTTCAATTGACTTTTGAACCTTTACATCAAGGTAGCGTGTATCGACAAGATCATCGGGAATTTCAAATCTTGGATTCACTTGTCTAGAATCAAAAATATACGAAACTCTCTTCTTCTGTCCTTCAACAATGGTGACATTGTTTGCAACAGGAGGATCTACGGTTGTATCGACTGTTACCGAATCTATGGTTCTGAAATTGAAGTCTTGACCGTCTTTAGACGCAAGGAATATCGTTCCTGCTGGTAGCGTGTATTCAGAGCCTGATGCAACACCACTTGTAAATGTAACATTAACAATGGCAGATGCGGATTGTGTGGATGTAGGCACATATCCTAACTCTTTTGCTTTTGATACTACAGACTCGCGCTTGATGGCACTATCAAGAAACATCTCATTCGCAACCATATTCGCATAAAATGCAGAATAGTGGGTGTTATAGGCCAAAACATCTAACAATACCGATAGACCTGATCCTTCAAAGTTGTAATCCTTAAAGATAGGATTTACTTCAAGGAAACGCTTGAAATTTTGCTTTATGAGATCGAAATCTAGTTCTGAAACCGATAGGGTAGTATTAACTGCCGCCATCATCTGCTCCTATCAAGGGTAAATTGCAATACCGATGCTTTGGGTGAATTTCTGAGTCTAAAGGCAATTCTTACACCAACAGCATTTTGATCAAGGAGTCCTTTTACAGTCACATCAATAATCTGAACTCTAGGCTCATATACGCTAATTATGTCGAGGATATTTGATCTTATCTGTGCCATTGTGATGGGCGAGGCAAGATCAAACAATAAACCCGCCACGCGAGAGTTTATCTCGGGATGGAACAGGCGTTCATATTTTTGAGTTAGTATGAGATTGCGTAGTGAACGCTTTACAGCCTCATCATCATGCTTCAGGGTTACATCGCCCGTGACAGGATGAGGTAAGAAATCTAGATCTATGTCCGTGTAGGTATAGTCTGTAGCCATACCTTTATTTATGCTCAATTACAGCAAATCTTTTTCAAATGCCTGTAATGCTTTATCGGCAGTATTTTTGAACATAAGGGCTGTAGACTCAAAGATTGTAAAAAATCCATCATCTCTTCCTACAGCGGTGCAGTAGTCTCTTGATGCCTCTTTTATAAGAATTTTGAGTCCAAAGTCTTTGTTATTACCATTAATAAGATTGTCTATGAACTGAACAGTCATCTCCCAATTTTCGTCAGGAGTTTTCTTTTTCTTGATCTTTACACCACGCATGATAACGGCTTCCGCTACCTTTAAGACTTTATTTCTATAGTCAGCCTTTGCTGTTTCACTCTCGTAGGATTTGGTGATCTTGAGCATGATCTCTGCCGAATCAGCGATTTCAAGGTAAAATATCTCTCTAGCCGCTGCTCGTAGTAAGGTAAGATCATCCAACCCTGAAAAATCTGTTGCACCCATTGAGAGATATGAATTTACATACTGAAGCAGGGCAAGTCTTGACTTTCCTCTGATGTAAGAACCACAAGCCTTTTGAGGCTCTTCTCCTGTGATTTTTGTCTCATCGGGATGGGATTCGCTCGACTGAACATCTTCCTCTTCTTCAGGAGCAGAGACGAAATCCTCTTCCTCCTCTGGTTCTGGATCGGTGGATTTTGGAAAAGCATCGGGATAAGATACAAAATCTTCGGCAGGGGGTGCTGCAAGAAGTGGTGGTGGTTCGGTTGCAGGAACTGGTGGAGCGGTGTTTAGATTTACAGTTCCCTGTGAACCAGTGATGGGTGGAGCGGGTGGAGTGGGTGGCGCAGGATCTCCCTTTTCTAGAGGAGAAACTTGCTTATCATCACCGCCCCCAATATAGTCTGAAAGGAGTGGTCTTGAACCTGGAATATCCTTGCCAAACTTCTTTGCAACAGCATCAAGTTTCAAGGCTCCTTCAGGATTCATGATGAAGTTTTTAGCCAACGCTCCCGAGAAGCATGGGTCTTGTAGCGCACTTGAAATGAGTGTATTTCCTAATGCATATCGCTCAAGGGCAGCAAGAGCCACAGCAAAAGCCGCATTGTCCTGATTCATGATTCCAATGATATTGGATGAAGCACTTTTAAGGCTATTTACGATGCTGCTCAGACTGCCAACTAGTTTTTCACAAGCACTTCCGAAAGCACCACCAGCAATACCGCATTGACGCTGTATTTCCTTAAGAACCGAATTTATCTTTCCTAGATTTCCCGTGATGTCTTTTAAGAATGGTCCTGTGATATTTGGATCAAGCGAGGAAAAAGCCTTACTGAAGTTGTCCTCAAGCAATTCATCAGCATTTTTGAATGTATCAACCATTGCATTGAAGCCAGCCATTACATTGAATGTGGTTGAAAAATTGGCTTTTACTGATTCTACTGAAATTCCGCTCAATCTGTTCGTATGGTCGGTGAAAGCCTGTAGTTCTAGAGAGACTGCTGATAGATCTGCTGCTAGCGAATTTAACCCTGCGATGGTTCCGCCAAGACCATCAAGAATAGAAAGGTTGTCGCCCATGAGCGAATTTAGATCTTCCATTGCCTTCTGAACAGGATTGGAAAATAGATTTCCGTTGATGAAGTCTCGCATGTAGGACTTCATCTCTTCAGGCATCAACTGCGACAGGATGTTGCAGTTGTTTGTGTCGAAGAAATCTGCGTTTCTAATTTCAGGCATCAGTTTACCCTAACATTTGCTGATGATGTGGTGATAGAGTGTCCACATGAAGCCTTGTCACCTTCACGGGCTAATTGAATATCTCCAACCAAAACATTCGGAGATGCTGTTATGATTATAGCAGAACAGTGTGACGGAACTTTTGGACAAGGAGGGTGTGGAGTGACCACACTTCCTATTTTAGCCGATGCGATATCATTTATCATTACAGTAAAGCAACCTGTTATGATAGGTCCACCAGCAATATCGCCAATTCGTGCTGCTCCAGGCATCAGGTTTCTCCCTCTGAAAAATATCCATAGTCAAAAGAAAGATCAACAACAGGCTGTTCTACTCCACTTGAATACTGAACGGTAAGCACATTGTCATCATTCATGAATATTCTTGTGATATAGTTTTCACCGACAAAAGCCGATCTTTGTTCTACTACTACCTCTTCCTCTTCTGGTATTATGAACTGTGGAAGGCGAGTGATATTTGAAAACTCTAGAGTTGTTGACGATATCTTGTCAACAAGAGTCTCTTGTTTTGCCTTTGAAAACAGATCTATGAGTTCTTCTTTGTTCTTGTCTATCGCATAGAGAAGTTCTTTGCTAGCCCTTGAATCAAATCCCTTCAGGTTAAGTTTACCATCGACCACCTTTGCGGTGATTCCAAGATCAAGCATTTCTTGAACTATTTCTTCTATAGTCATACTGATGAGTTATCTGTTGGAATTTGTCCGATGCTTCCATATTGAGCATTTGAATCACTACTAGTGCTTCTAGTTGTTAGTTCAACAATTGAGGCAGCGGCTGCTGCGCCAATCGCAGTCTTTATGCGTGGATCTACCTTGCTGACCGTATCCTTGGCTGCTGCTGCCTTGTTCAAGGCTCTCTGAACAAGAGTCTGTCTAACCTCGTCTGACGGATCTTTTAGATCCTCATAGGCTTCACTAAGACCTTGACCAATGTCCTCTACCGATGGTATTGATATCTGTGCAGGAATATCAGGAGAATACTCAAGCCCATTTATTCCACCACCTGATGGGGTGTCGAGATTCTGTCTCTGAACATCAGGCTTCTGCAATGTTACGGCTGATGGAGAGGAGCCAATAGAGAACGAGTTAAGACCTACCATTCTTCCTGCGATATTAACTCTACCTCCACCTGTGGTGTGTAGATTTACACCACTAGCGGTAACATTGTATTCTCCTCCGACTTTGAGGTTGAAATCTCCACCAACCTTCATGGTCATCTTTTCAGCAATATTAGCCTTTACATTTCCATTGATGCTCATTTCCGCATCATCTTCAAGTTGAAGGTATGATTTGTCTAGACAGAGGATTCTAGCCTCGCCGTCAATTGTTACATTGCAAGCACCACGGATGTGAACCGTGTTGTCTTCGTGAATCACCTCATAGTTGTTTCCAACAACACGAAGAACACGGGTTCCCTTTGGATCATTCTTCCAACCGTTTCCGATTTCTGTGAATGTTCCTGAATTGTGGTATTGAAGTATGCGTTCTTTCTTTGGTGTATCATCCCATTCCTCAACATGTCCAGACACACTTGCTCTCACCTGATTCAAGCCATATTTTGCATCATATGGAGATTCTGGTTCGCTCTTTGTATCAGAAAACGCGACAGGAAAATCCTTGTCGAGTTTATCCTTACGCAACTTGAGAATGGTCTTGTCAGTCTGTTCATTACGGGCTAATCTGTTTATGTCAGATTCTTTGACCGTAGAAAGACCATTTACTGATGATCTAAGAGGAAAAACTCCGAGAGGATCGTTGAATCCTTCGGAGGGATTTGCTGTTTCCTCTGGTATTCCTGCAATAGAACCAATGATTACTGGTTTCTGTGCGTCTTTTCCATCAAGAAAGAATCCAAAGACATGCGAACCAGGCAACAGACCTGTGTTTACACCAACGCCACCCATACTGGCACTTGTTGGAGGAAGAACCACCGAAGCCCAAGGTAGTTTTGTTGTTGGAAGCGCACCTTTGTCGGATGTATGGTAGCCGAATACGCGAACGCGACAGCGACCGATCTTGAGAGGATCACCGATATCCTCAACAACACCGAACCACCATACGAATTCTACTGTTCCATCAATTTCTCTCATTTATAGGAAATACTCTTTCAGCCCACTCACGCCATTCTTGAATCTCTTCCTCACACATGGGCAACTTGTTCAACTTTTCTTGGGTCATTGAGGGCGTAATCACTAGTGTTTCTTCGTTCATAATAATCCTTTCAATTTGCTGAAGAACTTATTCACATTTTCGGGGAAAACCCCGTCCGCTAATTCCTTACTATACGAGTCTCTTGATGCTTCTATTGTTGTTCTGTAGCCGCTATTATTTAGGGTGTGTTTTATGGCGGTTACAAGGTATTTTCCTGAGCGAATCTCATCAATATACTTTGGATCGCCATCTTTGATCTCTCCTCGCTTCAGCGATTTGATCTCGTAGATATCGCCTATTTTAGCCCTAGTATCGCCTGGCATCAAGAGGTTTACCTTGAATTGCCCGAATTGCTGTAAGAGAGAATTTCTCTTCAAGAGAGTGTCTTCTACCTCGGTATCGGGCTTTTTGTTCGTATCTGTAGCAAACCTCTTTTGAGAATCAAACACGACGAAATTGCGAGTATTCATCGTTGATTGTGTATAATCTTCGCTGCTCTTCGGAATTACTCTTCCCTTGTTCAGGTGTTTTGTATTTTCAAAGAAAGAGTGATAATCCTGCGTGAGATACTTGAATTTCTTTGTGTTTATGTCGTATATCGACATTGATGAATTGAACAGACCCGTGTGTGAGTTCATCACTTTATCAGGAACATCACTGAACTGATAAGAATATATCGTGCTTAAGAACTCATCAAGTTTTCTGATGTTTTGATTTGTCTTCGACAGGAACACGGTCTTTTTCACGGGTTTATCCATGAAATCGCATATGTTCACGAAATGATATCCATCAGAATCTTCATAGAAACGATAGTTAACTTCATTTGGATTTGTAGAAGGAATGGCTCTTACAGCAAGCCAGTTCATCGTCTTGATCGGATTCAGATAAGGAATGATGTAGTTTTTCTTCTCTTTAGCAGTTCCACCCGAACCAGGTAGATCTATCTGAAAGTTTGCATCAGATGGGAAAAATTGACTCTTTATCTTTCTTACGATTGTCTTCATGCTTCCAGAGTAACTGCCAGAAACCTTGCGTGTTGCGGTGGGAAAGTAGTTCTTGCTCACAAAACGCAGAGTAAACAACTCTGACCGTTCATTCTTCGATGGATTGAATGAGTCTATGGAGTAGATCTCTCCGATGAACTTTTTTGTAGATCTTGTCTTTGGAGTGGAGAATTCGATGATTATCTCTTCGTTTACAACAATCGGAACTATTGACATCAGATTCTGATTGTCAAGTAGGGTAAGACTTCCATAGACAAAATCTGAAAACATATCCTCATGAATCTGCATCTCAACGAATTGAGGAATCACGCTGATAGCCCCGCCACCAGATAGAGATCTTATGTCTAACTGAAGAATATTGACATCATCATTTTTTGTGTAGTCTAGATTTCTAAATGTCTGCTTTATACGAGCGACAGCCTCGGTAACTCGCTTACCAGCATTCTTTATAGTCGTGATGAGAACCGATGTTTTAGGCATTATTCCTCAATCAGGGTTGCAAATTCTTCAGCAATCTTTGTCACAAACGCTGGATTGATTATGTCAATCTCTCGCTTTGCATCGTTTACACGGTATTCATGATCTTGATTTGTAACCACGAATGAATTTTCTGCCGATCCAGACATTCCCATGTATTTTCCGATCATAGTGTCCCAATATGGAACTGCAAGCGGAGTTCCTGAAGCAGTCTCTCCAAGAGGAATACCCAAGTAATTTACCAGAGAACCAAGCACCACTCCATCACTATTTTCAAAATGATGTGCAGCATAGCGTGACTGTTCTATTCTCTTTATTCTTGCGATTGATATCGTCTCGTCGTTGTTTATCAGAGCAACGATATCTCCCTCGTTGAAGTTTACAGCCGAAGGATATTCGAAATTGATTGTCAGAGCATTGTCTGTTTTGTTCCATCTCCACACCCGCGCTCTTTGATCGTCACCATAATCATATCTTCCATCGAAGTCAACTGTTCCATCGGTGAGGAACACAGTATCTCCCTCTTTGAAGTTTAGAGGAGTTGGACTGCCTGTATTTCCCTCTTCAGTAAGATACATGGTATAACCAGGATATTTTTCATCAATGTAACGCTCTAGTGAAGTAGTATCAAGAGGCCAGTCGTAGAGCGGATTTATTACCTGATTTGCAAGCAAAAGCACCCAATGAAACGATGAGTCTCCATAGATCTTGTCGGCAACAACTTCTGGTGTTTCGCCATCAGGAATAAAATACTTTCCTGCCATCTTTGTCTCATCCTTGATCGCATCGAAGAACGATACTTTTCTGAGGATATCGACTGCAAGAGTTGGAGATCCGTTTCTAGACAGTTTGGTATAGAATGTTTGTGGAAATTTTCCGAAATACATTAGTAGCCGTTGATAATATTATCTTGGTTGAGAGCCTGAACTTCAGTAAATGTGAGCGAAAGTTGTGTTCCTACGGGACTTCCATCAGGGAATGTAGACCAGATTCCATTGGGAGAGTAGGAAGCCTGTATGTTTGTGAGAGCGCAACGAGCGATCTTTGGAAGATATCCATTTATCTGCACACGCTGCTCTCCTGTAGATGGGTCTTCCGTTATGATGTAGAATTCAATTTCAAATTCAGCAGGGAACATGAAGAAGTGACCGCCATCTGTCTGTAGACGAGGGTAGGCATGATAGCGGAACATCTGAATGATGTCGGCAACACGGTTTGCCTCCTCAAGACTTCGTGGATAGAAATCATAATTGAAACTGAATTGGCGCATCTGTGGTTCGCCAAACATCAGTTCCTTCTTCGCATTCTTCACGCCACCACGAAGAGCATCACGAATAGTTGCAAAATCCACTCCTCCTGCAAAATCAAGACCAGGAACATCAGTAGTCAATTGTCTTGCCACAGAATCGGTTACATTTCCCTGACCTTCAATTAGCATTGTGCCGATGCTGCCGTTTGCGATAAGACTCATAGCCGCCATGTCTTTTTCTGCATATGCAAATGCATCAGCAACCGTGTGGTTTTGCGTCATGTATAGGGCAATCGTATCCTTTGAACGGATATTCGATGATATGAATCTACGATTGTTGTTTGTCGTGGCATTGTCAACCTGAACCTTCTTGCCACGGCTGTTTACTTGACCTAGATTTTTTGGTGGAGGATCGCGTGGATTATCGGGATCTGGACCGAACTGTCCACCCCAAATTGCTTCATAAAACTGCTTTCCTTGAGCAACACCAGGAACTGCATTCCAGTTACTTGACTTATCTGATCTGAGAGACACAGATGAATCTTCGGATGCAAGACCAAACCAGTCGAAGCCTTCTTCGCTTTGTCTTATCTTTCGGAGTTCTTGTCTATTTGCAACAACATCAGTTGGACTTAACCCGACATTTTCATAGGCAATTCTAGACTGTTCGCGCATTGCGTTGAAACGGTCAGGATTTTCTTGAATCCATTGTGCAGTTGTCTGATTATTTTGGGCCGCTACAAGACTAGCCTCTTGATAGGCAAATGCTTCTGCCGAACCAGCCTCTGCTAATTCGCTCTTTTTCCTGCCATCAATTCCACCAGGAATGGGCGAGTCTCCACCAGAGAATATCTTAGTGGTTCTCAACTCATTGTCCATCTTGTCTGATGTAGACTTGTAGATATTGAAAATCATGAACTGTCGATATCTCTTGTCAACTCCAAGATCTACTGGAAACTGAAGAAAACTATCAATGCCAAGAATTCTATTCTTGTTTGTTTCTTCCGTGTCGTTTAAAAACCCTAGATTTGATGAGGCTAGAGCAGAATCCTGCTGCTGATCCTTTAGACGCTGAAAGAGTGTCTTGCGGGTATTTGTGCTTGCTCCGATATCTGGAGTAGCCTGAAATCCGTTGCCACCAGGACGCAGATTTTCATCATAGAAAGTAATGTTTCTACCTGTGTTGTCTACATAACCTTTTTTAGCCATCGGGGATCTCTCCAATACATAAGTTATGTATGAGGGAATTGTGAAATGCGAGAAACTTACAAAGGCCACTACCAACCAAAGAATCCCGAGAAATACAAGGGTGATCGCAACGACATCATCTATAGATCGCTATGGGAAAGAAAGTTCATGGTTTTTTGTGATACGAAAGAGGCGGTTGTTGCTTGGAGTTCAGAAACAGTTGTTGTTCCCTACATTTCACCCGTTGATCAGAAGCCTCACCGTTACTTTGTAGATTTTATCATCAAAATCAAAAATAAAGATGGTATTGTCGAAACACATCTTGTCGAGGTAAAACCTGAAAAGCAATGCATGATGCCTGAACGCGGTAGAAAGCAAAAAAAGACATTTATCACCGAGGCAACTACCTATGTGATAAATCAGGCAAAGTGGGAAGCAGCGAAAAAATATGCCGATAAAAGAGGATGGAAGTTTACCATTCTAACCGAGAAAGATCTCAATATCAAAACATGAGAAATATAAAAACAGCCCTTGAAGATGTAAAAGCAGCCTATGACAGCGGCGAAGTAGAGGGAAATGAATTCTCTCCAAAGGCTATGGATTGGTATCGACAGGAACTTGGCGATCTTTTAGAGGGAAAATTGACAAATATAGCATCGCTGATCCGTCAGACTCCTGAATATCGGGTAAGGCGTGTATTCCTTGGTAAGATGTTGCTTTTTGGCTATATTCCTGAAACCCCCGTGGCAAAGTTAGGCTACTACGACAGATTTCCTCTTGTAATCCCTATCAGGTTATACCGTGATCACTTCATGGCTGTGAATCTTCACTACATGCCATTCAAGTTAAGAGCGAGTTTCATCGACCGAGCCGAAGACATAGCCCGAGGAGATGTCGATACTGGCGATGCCCGAGTTTCTGCTTTGCGATATGATATTATCAAATCTTCGACTAAATATCTAAGTGGATTGGTAGGAATCAGAAAGTATAAACTCAAGAACATCTATACACCGACTCTTGAGATACCATCTGATAAGTGGAAGTATGCAATTAATCTACCTGTCGCTAGATTCTATGGTTCGGGTGCGCCTGTTCGTCAGATGCAAGTTATGAACGACAGTCGCCAGAAGATTCAAGATATTAGAAACAGGATGGATTAATGGCAATCTCACTAATACCAAGCAATGTTCAAGGATTCAAGTCATTTGCTGACTTGTTTGGTTATGGTAGGCTATCTCCTGCTCGTTACGAGATATTTTTCTCTAACTTTCCAATGGAATGGAATCTTAGACTCAATCTGGCGATTGAAAGCACGGCGATGCCTGGTAGATCTGTCTCTACGGCAACCTATAAGATTGCTGGTCCAAAACGGGAGATGCCCTACGAACTCCTCTATAACAACGAGATACAAATGGTTTTCCGTGTCGGAGAAGACATGTTTGAAAAACTAGTCTTTGAGGACTGGATGAATCGTGTTGCTCCATACAACAACGCATTTATAAACTACTACAACTCTTTCATTCAAGAGATTTCAATTACACAACTAGATCGTTCAGACAATGAGGTTATGAAAGTAGTATTGCATGAATGCTATCCGAAGATCATAACCGATCTTGATCTCTCTGGTCTAAAGAATGACGAAAGTCATTCGATATCAGTTGGATTTACCTACAAGGACTATTCGATTGATAATTATGTTCCATATGTGCAGAAGATAAAAGAACCACTACTTTCAGGAAATCCATATCAGGGAGATGTATCAGATCTTCCAACTATAGCATAAAGGTGATTTAAGATGAGTCTACCGACAATTGCAGTTCCATATTATGAAATGATCGTTCCTTCTTCATCAAAGAAGATCAAGTTTCGTCCTTTCTTGGTAAAGGAGGAAAAACTTCTGTTGATGGCTCTTGAGAGCAAGACAGAAAAAGACATGTATGAAAGCATCAAGCAAACCATAAACAACTGTGTTCAGGGTGGCATTGATGTTGATGAACTTCCACTATTTGACCTTGAATACATCTACCTCAAGATAAGATCTAAATCAATTGGTGAGAAGACAAAGGCAAACTTCTATTGCACAGAATGTAAAGAGACGAATCAGCATTATGTTGATTTTGAGGCAGTAGTAGTAGATAAGTCTAAATCTCTGCCACCAAAGATTGCTATAAACGATAGCATGGGAATAATGATGAAGTATCCAAATATGGATGTTTCTCTCAAAATGGCTATTGAGGCTCCAACAACACAGGAGATGTTTGACTTCGTTATTTCTTGTATAAATTATGTCTACGACAAGGACAATATAATGAAGGCTGAAGACTACAGCAAGCAGGAACTATCGGACTTTGTTGAGAGTCTTGGAAACGAGACATTTGAAAAGATGGTTGATTTCATAGACAAGATGCCGAACCTGAACTACAAGGGTGGGTTCAAGTGCAAGAAGTGTGGAAATGATAACAAGATTGAGATAACGGAATCCGCCGATTTTTTCTTCTGAGTCTCTATGGAAGAACGCTGAGTGACTACTATTTGACAATCTTCCAAATGATAAAGAGACATAATTACAATCTCAGCGAAATTGAATCAATGATGTCGTGGGAAAAGGATATTCATGTAGGTTTGATCATACAGGATCTTAAGAAGCAAGAGGAACTTGCAAAGAGAAATAATGGCTAAAAAAGCAAGGAAAACAAACAGAAGAAGAAAGGTTTCTCAAGCAGAGCCTGATTCGTTGGCATTACCCGATATTGACGGAGATAAGTCTACTAGTGTTCCAGATCCTGTAGTTGTAAAGAAAGATCCTGTTCTTGAAACTCTCAAGAAGATTGAGAAGAATACACAAGAGACGCAGAAGATTCTCAAAGAGGGCGTTGGCACAAGCAAGAAAAGTGGAGATGAATCTGGTAGAGCAGAGCGAAAAGCCGAAGCAGAGGATGCAAAGGGTGAAAAGATTCAAAAAGCCGAAGAAGTTGCGGCAAAATCTTATGGCGATCTTTTCAAGCAAAATACCCGAAGTGCAGTAAAAGGATTTGGTAAGCGTGTAAAAAGAGGAATCGCTCGTCTACCTGAAGATCTTGCCGAAAGAACCATTCCTGGTCCTCTTGGTAGAATCATTGCACGAACTTTCAAGCAGAAGAGAATAGCAGGAGACATCCTACGCAAGCGTGATGCTGAAATGGCTGCAAAGCCTGTAACTGAAGGCGCAGATGCTGTAGGATCGGAGATTTACAAGACTCCACCACAAGTTGATTTTGGAACAGATCCAAACAATCAGGATCAAGGATCACGCGCCGAGTCTATCGGTGAAACTGTTGCCGAAAAACTTGACGCTATCTACGAAGAGAACAGAAAGACTAATTTCAAATTAGACAAACTCATCGAATATGCGCGTGGAAATAACGAAATACAAGAGCAACAGAATGCCTTGCTTGAAGAATCTCAAACAGAGGCTGATAGAAGAGGAAAAGCAGGACAAAAATCACTCATCACTCGCGACGATGGTCGTGGAGGACAGGAGGAGGGTGATGGTGGAGGTAGTTGGCTTGATTGGCTAATGATGGGTTCTGGTGGAGGTGGTAGGCGTGGAAGACGAGGCTTCATCGGAAGAATGTTCGGTAGAAGATCTCGTATAGGCAGAATGTTTAGAAGAGGAAAAATAGGCGTAACTAGAGCCTATCGTGGAGTGAGAGATCGTCTTTTCAAGAATGTTGGACAGCGTTCACCAATACTCAGAGCGGGAAGAGGACTACTAGGCAGGGCAAGAAGACTTCTTCCGATTGCACTTGGTGGTGCGGCAACTGGATTGCCCACACCAACAGGCGGATCTCCTGTGCCATCTCCATCAGGAGGAAAAGATGCTGCAAAAGCAGCGACTAAACCAGGCTTTTTGAGTAGAGCATGGGGAAAACTTTCTTCCGCTGGAAAATGGGTAGGAGAAAAGGCTTCAAATCTCGGTCTTGGAAAAGTCTTGTCGATATTCAAGAGCGGTGGTGGAAAAGTTCTCAGAAAACTGATAAAGATTCCCGTAATTGGAGCAGCAATAGAGGCTGGTCTAATGGCATTGGATATATCAAATATCAAATCTGATCCAACACTATCAGCAGCAGAAAAAAAGAAGAGAATTGGAGAAACAATCTCTGGTGGACTTGGAAGCATGATTGGTGGAGCAATCGGCGCAGCGGGTGGTGGAGCGATTGCTGGTGCTTTAGGTCTTGCTGGTGGTCCTGCTGCATTGGTAACAGGCGCATTAGGTGCTGTTGCTGGTGGTGTTGCGGGTTCTTATGTCGGTGAAAAGATCGGTAATGCAATTGGTGGTGCAATCGGAGGAGAAGAGATCTACAATATAGTCTCGGCAATTCCTGGTCTTGGCAGTCTCATCGCGGTTCCTGATGAAGAGGGTGCGAAGGCAGCAGAGGGAATGGCTCCTCAGACAGAACAGGCTCAAAAAGCAGCGGCATCTACAGGTCAAACTTCATCTGATCTTGCACCAACAGGCGAGGATATTCCAGGAACTGCTCCTCTAGAACCAGTTGAATATGATGAAAATGGAAAACCATATCTTCGTGGAACTCCATCTCCTATGGCTCCACCTAGCGGTCCAATAAGTCCACCAACACAGAACATGATGAAGACAAACGATGCTATTGATCAGGCAGCAAAGACTTCTGGTAAGTCTCAAGGTGAGCAGAAGAATACTGTTATAAATGCTCCGACAAATACAACAGGAATGTTTGCTCCAATGCGTGTCCGTGACGAGAGCATACAGATGTTGACAAATCTAAATCGCGTGGCATTGGCATAAAAAAATCGGGGGGTCTTTCGACCCCCCTTTGCGCCACCCGCCAAGGTTATCTTTTAGTCTTCTGCAAGACGCTTGAAGTATGACATTGCGTCATCTTCCTCTTCAGGCTCAAACTTCGGAGCAGCCTTCTTTTCAGGCATGGGCTTTGCAGCCTTTTCCTTCTGCTCAAACTTTGGAGAGAAAGTCATCATCTCGTCATCATCCTCGCTCTCTGCGGTAGCAGGAACTTCGCGAGAGGTGTTGAGAACGGTGTTCAACTTCGTCTGAAGTTCGTTGTAGGACTTGAACTGAGCAGGAGCAGTAAACTCCTTCAGAGAATATTGAGTCTTCCACAACTTCTCCAACTTTGCATCATCACCACCAAGAAGTGGCTCAGGGCTAGCGAATTCAGAACGCTCGTAGTTGATGTAGCCATCAACCTTGCGAATCTTCATCTTGAAGTTAGCACCTGTCCAAAAATCAAATGGATTTACAGGCTGTTCATCAGGGAACTCGGGATTCATCTTTGCGGAAATGAGATCAAAGATCGACTTTCCATACTTGAAGAGGAAAACCTTGCCTTCTGCTGATGGATTTGAAGGATCGCTCACGACATAGATGTTTGAGATGTAAGACAACTTACGCTTACGATCACGGGCAATCTTCTTGTCAGATTCTACCCCTGAATTCCACAGTTCGTTGTTTGCCTCACAGACAGGACACTTGCCGCCAATGGTGGTTGGGCAGTTTTCAATAAACCAACCACCCTTGCCTTGGAAACCGTGGGAATACTGACGAACCCACGGAATGTCCTCGCCTTCAGGTGCTGCAAGGAAACGGATCACCGCGAATCCGTTTGAAGCCTTGTCGAGAGTGGGCTTCCAAAAGCGGTCATCCTTGTAGGAATCGGCTCCCTTGTTCAACTTGCTCAGTTCACTCTGTAGTGAATCAATTGCGGTGCGAGAGGTCTTCTTAAGATTCTGAAACGACATATTCTTTCTCCTTTGTGTGCGAAGTATACGACATATAGCCTAGTATACGATAGGTTCGATAGGTGTCAAGTTAAAGTGGCAATCTTTGCTTTTTAGGCAAAAGATTATATTCTCGGCCTTCAGCCTCAATCATATCTTTGATTGTTTGGGGTAGGAATCCTGCCACGATCTCGGGATCTACGCTGTGTTTTTCACAAAGATTGACCACAGTCTCTATGACTGAAGTTCTCTTTGATTTTGAGATTGTGGCTTCTAGTTCAGCCACAAAGCGTTTTTGGTTATCATTTACGAATAGGTTTGACATGCAAGTATTATATCAGGCTTCCTGTGATCTGCAAGACCCACTTTTTATGTAGCAAAAGAATAGCCACCGCTGACTACATATAAAGCCAAACCACGGAGAATCTAGATGGCTTTTGATACAGACAATAAAGTAACAATAATCAGCGGCAGCACCTCGGCTGAAATTGCAACAACTTATCTAACGGATGCCCACTATCAGAATGTAATGATTGTGGATCAGACAGGAAATAATGAATTTGGAACAGATGCATTTCCAATGTATCTTACCGACAGTTCTAGTATTCCCCTGACTATTTCTGACGGAAGCCTATCGGTGCAGTTGGCGGGAGCCTCGACAGTCAATTCTATTATTGTAGGACAGTCTCTAGATACTGTTATTGTGGCAGGAAAGGCTGGTGCTACCGCCATTGCGATCACCGCAGGAAATTTCCAAATCCGTGGCTTGAGCGCAGCGACTGATTCGATATCAGTCTATGGCGTTCAGGGAGCAACGGCAGTCGGAATTACAGCCTCAAATCTACAGATTCGTGGTTTAACTGCTGAAACTGATTCGATTGCTGTAAAAGGCATTTCTGGTGGTCTAGCCGTGAACATGCTTGTTCATGGTATAAGTGGCGCAACTGGACAGATTCCTATTGGTGTATCTGGTGATGCCCTAAAGGTATCCCTTACAAACTCTCTCACAATCGGTGGTGAGGTAGGAGTTACCGCTTATAACCTACACACTCGTTATCTTAACTTTGGAACCTTTGATGATGCTGCGCCTGGTGACTCATATGACGCGGTTCGCGTTGCAGGATTCTCGGGTGCGTATC